CATCCTTACATACAACTAACACAAATCACCTTACTTCGGCACAGGCCCTATTATATGATGGGGGGGCAAATGACATTAAAATTGACTATGTTATGCCTAAGATTGAGGTGAAGCCTCAAGGTACCCAAAGAGCAAGACTGCCATACAAGCCCAATGTACGTACAGAAATCCCTTCAAGATTGGATGCACCACTAATGCCATACCCACTCCATTTTGAACAGTTTGTCAGGGCAGGGTTAGATTCCCCCAGAGGCAAAATCAGAGAGGATCATTATTATATGATGACTACTGTTAAGTCAACGATCCTTGAATTGAACACCAAATTAGGGCTAAACCCAGAGCCGACGATGATAGATATGACATCATTGAAAGCATTTATTGGTTTAGAATATAGCAGAAGAGGGAACTTAGTGGAGCAATTGTCGGTATCAGCTGCACGGCGAATGTCTCAACATGACTCAAGTTTACTGCTTGACAAATCGTATGGAGAATTTGTCCCTTATAAGGGTATCAGAAAGGAAATTGATATAATAATACTAACACAAAAGATACGTGCACTTATGAACTCCTCTAAGGACCTACCATCTTCAAGCCCCTATGAGGCCAGCTTCACACATGGGCCTGAGGGCCAGAAGATCTTTTATGCATCGAACCAGGACTACACCTATGCAGTTATATTCTTTGGCCACCATTTTGCCATATATCATTCAGATCGTAATCACTGGTTCATGGGGCCAAGTACATATTATGACTACTTTTACAGCATGGCTGATGTTCTTAATAACATTGCACTAATTAAAGCAGGGGGTGAATACAAAAAGTTCAATGCGATATTAGATCAGATTATAAATGCTCTGCTCGATTATGGGCCACACAATGATGTTGTGTCGTTCTTCAAATTGTACGAATCGTATTGTTTATTCCGTGCAGATGTACATAGCGGTGATGTTGTTAATTGGGCACCAATACTTGACACACTTGATGGGATGAGGAAGGCAAGTAACAAGTGTTCACCTTACCAACTTGCAGAAAACGAGGCCATCTATTATATATGTTACAATGATATGGATACTTCTCCAGATAGCTTATTTGTGAAGGTTGCAACAGCCATACAGCAGCTAACACCCTTAGAATTGCTAGAAGCGTCGACACTGCACAAATTCCTGTTTTTTGCAGAGATCGAGGCTGACACAGGGATAGACAAATATTTGAAGAGGACACATACCAAGAGGGTCGTCTCGAAGACATACATAGACCAACTTTTAGGTTTAACAAAGAAAGAATTTGTATTAAGCTACACAAGAAAACATAAGTCCGTTCCTCCATTTGTGAGCCCACAGGACAAGGCTCAGATAATTAAGGAGTCATATAAAGAAGGGACCATGGAATCTCTTGAAGAATATCCCCTCGGCTGGTGGGTTGATATCAAGATAGGTAAATGTATCAGTCACAAGGAGATGAAACATCCTGTTGAGTTTGCCAAGGACAAAGGTGCCATAATAGATAGTGTGACATACGGGCCCCGAGACAACAAGCGGGAACTAGTCCAGATACTTGAGAGCAAAGAATACCATAAGGCTGACATACTCCACACTATACCTGATGAAGTTATTGAGTCAAATGTGTGCATAACATCAGAGCTGGTAGAACCACGGCACGTTAGGTTTCCCGTCAGATTGTGCGATAAGGAGAAGGAACCTAAGCCAGAGGGTAGGAAATTTGGTGTAGGGACGGCACAATTCAAGCATGACCTCAGTAATTATATGGAAAAGGCAAAGAAGGTATTGTCATACTTTTCTGGA